GGCAGCGGTTATCTCCATTGGGGGAGACAACCGTCCCCAGTGCAATTCTGGTTGCTGGCAGATGGGTCCAGAGGTTTCATACTACTCCTTTTTTCATACGGCAGAAGCACTCCAATCGGGGTGCTTTTGCTGTTTTGGTGGTGCTGGCAGATAATTCCCAGCGGGTTAGGGCGGGTACACAAAAGGGGCAAGCCCCCAGAATTACTCCGAGGGCTTGTTTTCTGCAATATAAGCGGCAATAAATTTTTTGATTTCCGTAGTAGCTGTGGTGCCGTTGGCTTTACAAGCGGCTCTGTAGGCTTCCAGCACATCTGGCTTTAAGTCTAACGGAAAGCGGACGTAGTTTTTTCGTAGATTCTTAATCTGTGTTTGGTACTTAGATTCACTCATGAGGATTATCCCTTCTCTTAATAGTCCAAACGGAAATCGCCAAACTAATGATGGCTAAAATTAGAGCTACAGTTGCAAGAATGACAATTAAAGTTTTCACGGCAGTTGACATTGAGCAGGTTTTGTGATAATCTTGCTTCAGGCAAAGGAGGGTTTCCCCTCCTCGCCTGGCTTGTGGTTTACTTCAATGCTTCACAAAGAAGAATGATTGAAGTAGCCAGCTCAAGAATTGCGGTGATAAGGTTGACGTAGCTTGCAGGCTCGACCTTGTTGCCGCTTTTCTTTTTTCTTTTCGGCTGATAGCTCAATGTCCTGACCTCCTTTCCATGTTTAAAGTATACCATACGGACGTATGTTTGTCAAGAGAAAAATCAAAAAAATGTTATGATATTGCTATTGGCGGCTGAGAGCTGCTAGTAGTTTTTTTGTTTTAAACACAATCGGGCGAGGTGAGGTGATTGTCCAATGAGAAGAATTTAATACGCAGTGAGGACTTAACACCGGAGGAACGCCGAGCGAATGCTTCCAAGGCAGGGAAAGCTAGCGTTGCCGCTCGGCGAAAGCGCAAGCAAATGCGAACCGTGTTGAACGAGTTGCTACTCCTCCCGCCGGACAGCCCAGAGGCGCAGGAAGCTCTGCAAGGCTTTGTTATAGACGGGGCGGACAATCAAGCGGCAGTACTTGCGGGGCTGCTAAAGCGGGGGATGACTGGTGACCCAAAGGCAGTGCAGGAAATTCTCAGAATCCTGGGCGAGAGCCGTGACACGGCGGCAGAGAAAGCGGAGCGCAAGGCAAGGACAGAGAAGCTGAAGGCAGACGCTGCTTTACAGCAGGCACGGCTGAACAGTGATTGCCCAACCGATATACCGGAGGATGGCTTTCTCACTGCCTTGGAAGGAGCGGCAGAGGATTGGACAAGGGAGTGACAGCGTTGTTTACCTTCCAGCCGTTCAGCCGGAAACAGCGACAGATATTTAGCTGGTGGACAGACGGTAGCCCTGTGCGGGATGCCAACGGGATAATTGCAGATGGTGCAATCCGCTCCGGCAAAACCCTTTGCATGGCATTATCCTTTGTTATGTGGGCAATGACCCGCTTCAATGGACAGAGCTTTGCTATGTGCGGCAAAACCATAGGTTCCTTTCGGCGGAATGTACTGGCGGTACTAAAGCAGACCCTGCCAGGGCGGGGGTATCAATTCACGGACAAACGAGCAGATAATCTATTAGTGATTTCCCGTGGGGAGGTCACTAATTATTTTTACCTGTTCGGCGGTAAGGATGAGCGGTCACAAGACTTGATTCAGGGCATTACCCTGGCTGGTGTGCTGCTGGATGAGGTGGCATTGATGCCAGAGAGCTTTGTTAACCAAGCAACCAGCCGTTGTTCTGTGGCGGGTAGTAAGTTCTGGTTCAACTGCAATCCAGCGGGTGCAGCCCACTGGTTCAAGACAGGCTGGATAGACCGGAGAGAACAGCGCAATCTACTGCGCCTTCGGTTCACAATGGCAGACAATCTCAGCCTCAGTCCAGAGGTTCGGGCGAGGTACGCAGCCCAGTATACAGGGGCGTTCTACGACCGGTACATTCGGGGACTGTGGGTAACTGCCAACGGTGTGATTTATGATTGCTTTTCCCAGAGAGCTAACGTTCCGGCGACTTTGCCGGAAACCGGCGGTGATTATTTTGTGTCCTGCGACTATGGCACCCTAAACCCTACCTGCTTCCTGCTGTGGCAGCGGGAACGTGGCGGTGAACGGTGGTGCTGTCTCAGAGAATATTACTTCTCTGGGCGAGAAGCCCAGCGGTCTGGTCATGGACGGCAAAAGACTGACGGCGAATTAGCAGATGACCTGCAACGCTGGCTGGAAGGTATCCACCCCCGCTCCATTGTGGTTGACCCGTCAGCGGCTAGTTTTATGGCAGAGCTGAGACAGAGAGGGATTCCTGTCCAAGCAGCAGACAACCGAGTGCTGGATGGGATTCGGAACGTCAGTGAGCTGCTGCGGGACGGAAAGCTGCTCTTTTCCAAGAGCTGCGTGCGCACATTGAGCGAGTTTGGGGAATATGTCTGGGACGAAAAAGCCAGCGCACAGGGCATAGATAAGCCAGTAAAAGAACATGACCACGCTATGGATGCTGTACGGTACTTTGTGACCACCGTGGTCATACGGGGACAGGTGCGGGTGAGCGTTCGCCCCAGAAGGCTGTAAGGGAGAGAAATTCTTGATTTTCTATTTAAACAGGGAGGAAGTCCCTGACCTAGAACAAATCTCGCCGGAGGTTATCCGGTACTTAATCGAAAATGCAGAGCGAGCGGTGGAGCGGTATGAACGTCTCAACCGCTATTATTTGGGGTTCCATGACAACCTTCGGCGGAAGCCAGAAGTGGATGAGGTGCAAGTGGCGGTGAATTACGCCAAGTATGTGGTTGATATCGGCATGGGGTATTATTTGGGAGAACCAATCAAATACAACGCTAACCAGTGGCGGCAAAGCCCTGACACTGGAGAGTTATCCTCTACCGGTGAGATTGACATTGCACCCCTTATTGACTGTTATGACCGGCAGCACATTAGCGAGACAGATGCCCAGCTGGGCAAAGGCATTGGTATATTTGGGGACTGTCTGGAGCTGTGCTATGCAAGTACGGACGATAAGCCCTACCCCCGCTCGGCATACATTGACCCCAGGTGCGGTATTTTAGTTTGTGATTCTACGGTAGAGCATAACAAGCTGTTCGGCATGGTTTGGGAGCGGAGAGAGACAGTAAATCGGCAGAAGTATTATTTCTGCACCATTTACACCGACCAGACAGAGAAGGATTACCGCAGTGATGACCTGAAAACAGCCGTGTTTCACCAGGTAGGAGAGACACGGGAACATTTCTTTAGGGAAGTTCCCGTGATTGCCTATGAGAACAACAATGAACGACAGGGGGACTTTGAACAGATTTTGCCCCTGATTGACGGTTATGACCAGCTGATGAGCAGCCGCCTGACCGACAAGAAAAAGTTTGTGGATGCCCTGCTGGTGTTCTATGGCATGAGCCTGCGGGAGGGGGATGAAGAACGGCTAGTTCGGGAGAAGTTCATTGACGGTGCGCCCCTGGATGCAAAGGCGGAGTACATTCAAAAGACCTTCGATGAAAGCTCGGTTCAGGTGCTGGCAGATGCCCTTGTACGGGAAATGCACAAGATGACTCTGACGGTGGATATGAGTGACGAAAAGTTCGCAGGAAATGCCAGCGGTCAGGCGTTGAAATTAAAGCTGCTCACCATGAACCTGATGGTTCGGAACAAGATTCGCCGGATGGAAAAGGGCTTGAAGGAGCGGTTCCGGCTATATAATCAATGGCTGGTCACCAACGGGGCTATGTCTCCTGTGGAAGTGACTGACATTGACGTAGTGTTTACGCTGGCGACTCCAATCAATGAGGAGGATGTCGTTGACCTGGTGACAAAGCTCCAAGGGATTGTGGATGATGAGACCCTACTCAGCCAGCTTTGGTTTATCCGTGACCCCAGAGAGGCAGTGGAGAACATCAGGCAGCAGAAGCGGGAAAACGCTGACTTGTACCGTATGCCCACCTCAGGGGAGGACAAGATGGCAGAACAGGCAGCGGAAGAAGCTGTGCGCAGGGCAGGAATCCTGAACATCTAACGCCATGAAGTTTGATGAAATCAATCGGTTAGGGAAAAACCAGGATTACTGGAAGAAGCGGGCAATCAAACTGGAGCTACTTACTGGACAAGCGGCGGAGCGGACGGGGCAGGCGGTAAGCCGGATTTATCAACGGGCAATACAATCCATTTTGGCGCAGATTGCTAAAATTTACACCCGTTACGCCCAAGGACACCGGCTAACCAACGAGCAGGCAAACCAGCTTTTGGGCGTAAAGCAGACGGCAGACTGCCGTCAGCAGCTTTTGCAGACCTATCATCTGGAGACAGACCCAAAGCGGAAGGAAGAACTTCGTGCCATGCTGGATGCTCCTGCTTATGCAAACCGAATTTCCCGTTTGCAGGCTCTCCGTGACCAAGTATATCTGGAAGCCAGAAAAGCCGGTCTGGAAGAGGTTAAGTTGGTGGAGGATGCCCTTTCCGGCGTGACGGAAGAAAGCTATTATCGGACGTATTTTGACCTGTACCAAGGGACAGGGCGGGAAATTGACTTCACCCGCATTGAACATCCTCAAGTGCAGGCAATGCTGGCGCAGGAATGGGAGGGTGAGAACTACTCTAGCCGTATCTGGAATAATAACAAAGCCTTTGCGGAGCAGGTGCGGGACACGGTAACTGTTGGTATTTTGTCTGGTCAGAGCTATCAAGAAATGGCGGTTCGGCTAGGCTATGTTGCCGGAGCGGATGAGCCAAAGCCACCGGACATCCAGAATGTGACCATAGCGGAAGCAGAAGCTGCTCTGAAGGAATTGGACAAGTCCAAGGAAATGAAATCCTCTCCCAACGAGCCAGAGAAGTCCGCTGAACCGCAAAAGCCTCACGCCAAACCCAACAGCGGCACTCGCTCCGGTGCGTCTGCCAACTCCATGAGGTTGATTCGGACAGAAATGTGTCGTGCCGCATCTGCCGGTCAGCTGTTGTCTTTGAAGCGTGCGGGGCTGACCGAATACCGTTATGTTGCCACTCTTGACTTGTTGACTTCCAAGGTGTGTCGTGAACTGGACGGGAAGATTTTCAAAGTGGCAGAAGCCCAAACAGGGCTGAATTGTCCACCTATGCACCCTAACTGCCGGAGTGTTATTTGCGCAGTTCTTAGCCAGGATTTTTTGGCAAAGATTGACCGTGCCGCTCGTGACCCCATAACAGGAGAGACCGTTTATGTGCGTGGGGACATGACTTACCAGGAGTGGTATGACAAGTACGTCAAGGGGAACAAGAAGGCAACCTCAAAACGAAGCGGCGAGAAGTTTGTTGCAAATCCTGGGGAAAGTGGTATACTGGATGAAAAGGGGCAGAGAGCTATCTATGATTATATGTCCTCTAATAAAAGCTATCCATTGAATGATGCTTTAAGGCGTGGAACGAGATTGACAGCCGACCAAAGAAGTTTGGTTCATGATTTGGATGAGGCACTTGAACAGCTGCCGGATTATCAGGGGACGGTGTATCGCTCCCTTTCAGCGGAGATGTTGGATGTTGATATGGAAACGTTCTTGAGGGCGCACCAGCCTTTTTCAACAGTTCGATATGACGCATACACATCAACAGGCAAGGTCGTGTATGATTCATCTATGGAGATTCAAATGGTTATTCAGTCCAAACACGGGAAGGACATCTCTAGATGGAACAGCGGGGAGCAGGAAGTTCTCTTTCGCCGCAAGTCCTTTTTTCTTGTCACAAAAGTAGAGGGAAATACAATTTATATGGAGGAAGCACAATGAATCCAAAAGACCCGCATGACCGTTTTTACTGTATGCCGGCGTTTCACAACCCACCGTGCAATTTTTGCCGTCACCGTTTTGATGGACTCAAATGTACGGCATTCCCAGACGGATTGACTTCTGAAGTTATGGGGCGAATCGATGATTGTAGAAACGACCCTGAAGCACTAAAATTACCATGCAACGGGATTGACGACATTCACTACGAGCCACGAGAAACAGAGCAGCCCTGAAACAAGAACCTCGGTGCTGCCGCACCACGGCTCTTTAGTCTCCCACATTTCCACATAATTACATTACTTTGTTGATAAAAGCAACTTGTAAGATATTCTTACCGGTTGCTTTTTTCATACCCATTTTTAAGGAAAGGACGAAAATAATGGCAGAAGAGCAGAAACATGAAATCCCTCCTGAGGAAAACAAGCCAGAGGAAACCCCCAACGAGCCGGAGAAGCCCCTCACGTTGGCGGAGCTACTGGAGCAGAATCAGGAATACAAGACCCAGTATGAAGCCCTGCTTGGTGCGGAACGCCAAAGATGGCAAGAGACCGCTGAGGAGGAGCTGACCGAAGCCCAGAAGCTGGAAAAAATGACCGCCAGTGAAAGGCAAGCCTATCAGCTGGCGCAGGGGGAGAAAAAGCTTGCCCAGCGGATGAAGGAGTTTGAACGCCGTCAGCTGGTGGTCCAGACCGGTGAGGAGTTGACCCGCAGAGGATTGCCTTCCAGCATGGCGCAGTGGCTCACTGGTGCGGATGCTGCTGCGACTAAAACAAATCTGGATGCCTACGAGCGGGATTATAATGCCGCTGTCCAGGCAGGCATTAACGGAGCTATGAGGGGCAGGACTCCGCCCAAAGACCCCAAGGCACCGGAGGAAGTAGACGCTTTCTTGCTGGGCTTTGAAGGGAAAAAGCTGACCAAGAGAAAGGATTGATGAACAATGGCAGTAAATTACGCTGAGAAGTATGCTGCAAAAATTGACGAACGGTTTACGCTGGGTGCGTTGACCAATGGAGCTGTCAACAATGATTATGACTGGCTTGGTGTGGAAACAGTTAAGGTCTTTTCTGTCCCTACCGTGCCGATGAACGACTATAAGCTCTCTGGCTCCAACCGATACGGCGACCCTACTGAGCTGCCCAATAACGTGCAGGAGCTGAAGGTAGAGCAGGACCGTGCTTTTACCTTCACCATTGACCGAAAGAACCGTGATGACACTCAGATGACTATGGAGGCGGGCAAGTCCCTCCAGCGACAGTTGGATGAGGTGGTCATCCCCGAAATTGATATTTATCGTCTGAAGCAGATTTGTGAGGGCGCAGGACAGTCTGTTATTGGCACCGTTACCAAGGCAACCGCTTATGGAGCCTTTTTGGATGCACAGGAAAAGCTCAGTGACGAAAAAGCTCCTCAGGGCGGCAGACTGTGTTACTGCACCAACGGCTATTACAAGCTGATTAAGCAGGATGAGTCTTTCACGAAGTCTGGTGATTTGGCGACCCAGATTGCTGTGAACGGCGCAGTGGGCAAAGTAGATGGCGTTCCCTTGATTCCTGTACCTTCCAGCTACCTGCCTTCTGGTGTGAACTTTGTAATTACCAATCCCGCTTGTACTGCCGCTCCTGTGAAGCTGGAGGATTACAATATTCATGACAACCCTCCTGGTATTTCCGGCTGGCTGGTGGAAGGTCGTGTGCGCTACGATGCTTTTGTCCTTGACCAGAAGAAGATGGCTATCTGCGTCCACAAGACGGCTGAGTAATGGCACCGGAACGGCTGGAAGAACTGCTGGTTCGGCTGGAACGAAGGCTGGGACTGGAGGAGCTGGACAACGAAACCACTGCTCTGCTGGAGGATGAGCTTTGCGAGGCTGAAGGAGAGCTGCTGCTCTACCTGAACATGGAGAAGCTGCCAGACAGTCTGACCGCCTACGCAGTCAAGTTGGCGGCGGTATATTATCAGCGGGACAAGCAACAGCAGGATAGCGGCGGCGAAAAAGCATGGAGCTATTCTGAGGGGGAGCAGTCCCAGAACATCACTTTGCTGACTCCAGAGGACTTCAAGGGGGCGGCTCAAGGGATTCTAAGCAGTTTGGCTCCCTATAGGCAAGTTACCATGAGGGGGAAACGGTATGAAACTCCGTAATACCCCTCTGTGGTGGCGAAAAGACTGGACGCTTCACCGCAGCAAGGTTGAGCTGGACAGCCACGGCGACCCTGTGCGGCGGTATGATTTGACTAAGGCGGATTATACCGGACAGGCAAGGACTGCTTCTGGCGTGGCGTGGCATATTGCCAGCCGAGAAGCTACGCTGAGGGAGTATGGCGACAGTATTTCCGCTTCTGCCAACTTCCTCCTTGACCTGCCGTTAGCAATCGAAGAATTTGACCGCTGTGTCTTTGGTGGCACTGTGTGGGAGGTGCGCTCTGTGATGGAGCGGAGCGGCTTCCGCATGGTAAAGCTGGTTGAGGTGGGCAAGGTTGAACGTTGAAATCCAATGGGAAGGCTTAGATGAGCTGGAACGGTGGGCAAATGCTCTGTCCAACGCCTTGACAGCACGGATGGAGGAGTTAATTGCTCAAGGGGCAGAGAGCTTGGCCGCTGCGGTTAAATCCGCAACTCCTGTGGGCAGAGTCAACGGCGGAAGGTCAAGAGAGAGCATCTACGTCCGCACAGAACGAAACGGGGACGAACTGACCAGTCAGGTGGTCTCTGATTATCCGGTAATGTATTTCCTGGAATTTGGCACGGGTCCTGTTGCTACAGCTGCAGGTTATCCAGGCGAGGCGCAAGTCCCTCATGTGGCAGAAGGTTGGGTGTACTGGTCGGATGAGGTCTACAACCAGCGATTGGGAGACCTATATGACCAAGCTGGAACATACACAGTGACACCCACAGAAGTCAATGGCTTTGTATACACCGAAGGCATGAAGCCCCATGCTATGTTTTACAATGCAGCTAAGGCGTATGAACCAGAGCTGGAACGAGAGATAACACGGGCGATGAAAGAAGTGATACGGTGATAACCAAGAAAATAGACCCTGTCCCTCAAGTGCGGCAGGCGTTAGAGGAAATAAAGCCGGACTTTGATTTTTCAGTGTCAGAAACATTTCCTCAGTCCGTACCCCAAAAGCCCCTAATTACCGTAGACCAAGTGGAAAACCGCACAGTCAACGCAGTTGTGGATTCCCTCAGCTTGCAGATAGACATTTGGGCAGAGGAAAAAGACCAAGTTCGGCAGCTGGAAGAACTTGCAAACGAGGCAGTTATGCACATTGGTTTCTTACGGGACTATGATGGGGCGATAGAACAGTATCGTTCCAGCGGGGGCGGCTTTTTCCGCAAAATTATGCGGTTTGGGCGCAAGGTGGACAAACGCACCCTGCGCCTAATTGATTAACACGAAAGGACAGATTGAACGTGGCAGAAACAACGAGTACAACGAAACAGGGACTTTCCAGTATTGGCATTGAGGTGTCCGTCAACAGTGTGGCACTGAACTATGTGCAGGACATTGGTGACCTTGGTGGCACGCCCTCTGAGCTGGATGCAACCTGCCTCAAGGATAGTATGAAGAAAACTGTCCCTGGTGTTCAGGACGCAAAGGCGTTTGAAGTGACTTACCTCTACGACAACCTCAGCACTTCCTCTGATTTTCGCAAGCTGAAAACGCTGGAAAGTGCAGGAAATGTTGTCCCTATTGCAGTAACCTTCCCTGACAAGACCAAATTTGCGGCTACTGGCTATGTTTCCACCTATGTGCAGGGCGCAAAGGTGGATGAACTGATTACTGCCAAGCTGGTGGTCAACCTCCAGAGTGAGTGGACGATTACCAATCCCACAACTTAACAACCTACCTGTGGACGCTCCCTGAAAAAGGGAACGTCCCTACTTTTGAACCAGAAAGGATAAAATAGTCATGAATGTGAGAAAAACCTATAACTGTATGGTGAATGGTGAGGAGTACCGTCTCCGGCTGAACATTGGTGGTCAGCGCAGATTGAAGGAGAAGTATAAGAATACTCCATTGGCGGTATTGATGCTGGCAACACAAGATTCTGTGATTGCAGCAGATGTGCTGAACGAGGCTCTGAACTGGAAGGGCGAGGACAATACCAACTCCATTCGCAGTGGTGAGGAGTTTTATGACCTGCTGGTTGACACTGGCGCATCTGCTGGCGTTGTGGATATGGCAGAGCTGCTGATTGGGATTGGCACGGCTTCCGGCTTAGTCAGCGAGGCGCAGGGCAGCTCTTTCACCGCTAAGTTCCATGACCGTGTGGACGACATTTTTGCCTTTGCTGACAGCGAGGCAGAGGAAAACCCTCCCTTGGCTCAGACTGCGGACTGAGCTTTGAAGAACTTCTTCGGGAGGGGATAATTGCTGGCATTCCCTTGCAGGACTTGGACAACTGGACACTAGCAGAGCTAGTGGTACAGGTACAGACCCAGCGAGAACGGGAACGGCGGCGTTATCAGGCTCTGTCTGTAATTGCAGCACGGGGAGCAGAATATTTAGGGTCTATGTTCTCTAAAAAATCTGCTCCTCCTATTTATGAGATATTCCCCTTCTGGACAGAAGAAGAAAAACAGGAAGCAAAAGTAGCGAAATACCGCCGCATTATGGAGCGATATGCAGGACAGCAGAACGGAGGTGGTTAAGTGGCGGATGAAACGGTTGCAAAGAAAGTATGCGTTAAAGTGACAGTGGATTTGTCAGACTTTACCGCTGGGGTGAAGAAAATGACCGCTCAGCTCTCCCAGATGAGCGGTCAAGCAGAGTCATCAGGTAACAGCACTGAGGAAAGTATGCGCCGCATGACCGCCAGCATTACCAAAAGTTTGGGGTCTACCCAGCAGGAACTGACTGCTAGCACAAAGAGATTGGAACAGGCAGTTACTCAAATTGTCCAAAAAATGGATAATTTGAATGTGAAAACCACAAAGACTAGCAAGACAACAAAGAATGCTGGAGATGAGGCAAAATCAACCGCTCAAAAGTTCATTGACATGGCAGATGGTACAAGAATTGCTGACCAGCAAATCGCAAATCTGTCAGACGAATTAGTTATGCTCAAACAGCAAAAACGTGCGCTGGAAAGCATTGGTTTTGGTCTGGGTTTTTCAGATTATGATGAAGCTGTTGCTCAGATTGCGAGCATCGAACAGGCATTAAAGGGATATAAAGCCCAACTACTATCAACTCTCCGCCAGACGGAAAGTGCTGGCACCCCCATTCAGTGGTCGCAATCCCTTCAGCCCTTGCAAGCAGTGGGGAGTACTGTCCTCAAAGGCGTTTCCAGTGTTATTCAATGGATTCGTGGTATTGGCAGCGGCGCACGTTCTTCCACAAGCGGCGTTGAAGGACTTGTACGGTCTATCCGTAACATAGGGGTTGTGTCGGTAGGGCTTCGGCTGGTATCTGGTTTATTCGGGCGATTGCGCTCGATTGTGAGCAGTTACGTCAGCAGCAATGAAACCCTGAACGCTACGGTGGAACGTCTAAAGAACGGACTGGGACAGGCACTAGCTCCAGCGATTAACCTGGTGACCAATGCCATGAGCAAGCTGCTCCCCTATATTGTGGGGATTGCAGATGCCGTTGCAAGCTTGATTACTAATTTGTTTGGTACCGGTTGGACGAGCGTCAGCACCAGTGCCGGCAATGCAGCGGATGCTGTGGGTGATGTAGCAGACGCTACAGAGGACGCTACAGCTGCCCAAGAAGCCTACAATCGCACCGTTGCTGGCTTTGATGAGATTACCAAATTGGACAGCTCCAGCAGCTCCGGTGGCTCTGGTGGCTCCGGCGGTAGTGGAAATGGAGCGTCTACCTCCACCACAGACGGCGGTGAAGGCATTGTAGGAATCCTCCCTGAGTGGCTGCGCAATTTGGCGAAACAGATTCAAGGCTTGGTAGCTAATCAGGATTTCACCGGAATCGGTGCGCTGCTGGCAGCTAAGTTTGGGGATTTAATTGACTCCGCAGATGCGAAGTTGACGGACAGTGAGTTTCAGAGCAAAGTGGCGGCTATGACTGACCACGTAGCGGACATCCTTAACGGCTTCTTCGGAAAGATGACATACTCTGACGGTACAAAGCAGAGTATTGCAACCCGAACAGGCGATTTAGTTGGAGATGCCATATCACTGGCACTGAATACGATTGACCGCTTCTTAACACGAGTCAAGTGGGACAAAATTGGCGAAGCTGTAGCTCAGGGAGTTAATGGAGCTATTGAGTCTTTGAACGAGAATGATATCAAGTTTGGAACGATTCTAGCCGACCTCCTAAATGCGGGTATTGCAGGCTTAGACGGTTTCGCAGTAAACGTTAAATGGAGCGAAGTTGGTCAATTTGTGGCTGACAACATTAACAGTTTCTTCACCACGACCGATTGGAAAGACGTGGGTAAAACTGCGTCCGATTTAATTCTTGGCTTAGGTGAGTTTTTGTCATCTGCTATCAATGGCATTGACCAGGAAAGCATTGTACAAGCGTTCATTGATTTGCTGTCTGGTATTGATTGGCTCAAAGTGATAACGGGGGCGGCTGAAGCTGTCACTAGCGTATTTTCTTTAGACCCAATACTGTCTTCAATGATTCCTCCAGATTGGAGTACCAGTGTTAAAGTGAACGTTGACGGTAGTTCGTGGAGCAACTTTGTGGAGAACTTCAAGAAAAATTCCAATGTCCAGGCAGCTGTATCCCTGGTTAAAAACGGCTGGACTACGGTCTGTGATTGGGTAAAAACTAATCTCGGCGGTTTAGTTGAAAAGGGAGTTGGTCTAGCAAGAAGTGCATGGTCAACGGTGAGTGAATGGGTGAAAACCAATATTGGCGGTAAAGTCGATAAGGGAATTGGCTTGATTCAGAACGGTTGGTCAACAATTAGTGGCTGGGTGAGCAAGAAGTTAGGAGCTGCGATAAGTTTCGCCATCGGTTTGAAAAAAAACTGGACTGGTACTGTGGCTAAAGCTCTAGGGCTGGATAAGTTGGCTGCGAAGTTCAGTATCAAACTGCCCAAGGTGTCCGTTACATGGTCGGGAACGCCCATTGCACTTCCCCATTTCAAAGTCACCTGGAACGCAAAGGGCGCAATCCTCAACGGCGCACAGCTGTTCGGCATGGCGGGGAACACCCTGCTGGGCGGCGGGGAAGCTGGGCGGGAAGCAGTCCTGCCGCTGGAAAGCAACACTGGCTGGATGGATAAAATCGCTGATAAGGTGGTCAGCCGCATGGGAAGCTCTGAGGGGGAGCAGACCATTAACGTGACCGTCACCCTTGACCGCCAGGTAGTGGGAAAAACTGTGGTGAAATACATCAACGGTGAGCGGAACCGCACCGGAAAAAGCCCTGTTTTGATTTAAGGAGGTGGGCGAATTGGCAAGCATTACTGTATCTGATTTGTACATTGACGGCACAAAGATGCCCACCCCTGCCCT